GAGAAGGTAGTATGAGTACCAACACCACAGGAGCAAGTAATACTGCTCTTGGCAGACAGGCTCTATACGCAAACACGACAGGTGCATCAAACGTAGCTGTTGGTTCTTTAGCTTTAGACGCTAATACAACTGCTAATAATAATACAGCCGTTGGTTATGCTTCTTTAGGAGCAAACACGACAGGAATAGAAAACGTAGCAGTTGGTGCAGCAGCTTTAGACGCTAATACTACTGGAACTAACAGCACAGCCGTTGGTTACAATGCTTTAGGCTCTAGTACGTCAGCAGTTAACAATACTGCTATTGGTTCACAGACTATGGTAGCCACTATTGGAGGTTCATATAACACAGCAGTTGGAAATAATTCTTTAAATGCAAACACCACAGCCCACTATAACGTGGCTATGGGTCAGGAGGCTTTAAACAAAAATACCACAGCGTCAAACAACACAGGCATTGGTTCTTTCGCTTTAAAAGCAAACACGACAGGTGCAGACAATACAGCCGTTGGTTATCAGGCTTTAGACGCTAATACCACAGCTTCAAATAACACAGCAGTTGGTAAAAGTGCTTTAGGAGCAAACACGACAGGGGCAGGAAATACTGCATTAGGGAATTTAACTTTAGCAGCGAATACGACAGCAGGAGACAATACTGCTGTTGGATATAATGCTTTAAACGATTGTACTACAGGTTCTAGTAATGTCGCTGTTGGTACTTATGCTTTAGATGCGAATACGACAGCCGCAAATAATGTAGCCGTTGGTAAAAGTGCTTTAGGAGCAAACACGACAGGGGCACAACTCACTGCCGTAGGTGCTTTATCTTTAGATGCCAATACCACAGCAGCAGATAATACTGCCGTTGGTTATAATGCTCTAGGAGCAAATACGACAGGAGCTTCAAACACAGCCGTTGGTAAGGATGCTTTAACAGCAAACACTACAGGACACTCGAATGTTGCTATGGGTGCATACGCTATGGATGCCCTTACGACAGGTGTTGAAGCTGTTGCTATAGGTGCATACGCTTTAACTGCTGCCAGTGGAAGCAGTAATGTAGCATTAGGTTATAAAGCTGGTGAAAATGTAACAACTGGAACTAATAATATTTTTCTAGGTAAAGAAACTGGTAGGTCAGGAAGTCCGGGTGGTTCTATTACTACAGGAGATAACGAAGTTGTAATTGGTAACAATAATATTACCGAAGCCCATATTAAAGTGGATTGGACAGTTTCTTCTGATGAACGAGACAAAACGGACTTTACGGCTTTAGATGTAGGTCTTAACTTTATTAATGATTTAGTACCTCTTACTTATAAGTGGGATCAGCGTTCTGATTATGGTAGTGACTATACTCAAGTACCCGATGGTACACATAAGCAAGATAAGTTAGATGTAGGCTTTACAGCACAAGCAGTAGAAACTTTAGAAGAACAGTATGGTTATAAAATATCAGACAAAACTAATTTAACAACATCTTTATCAGAAGATGGAAACCAATACGGACTTAAATACAGTAAGTTCGTACCGATTCTGGTCAAAGCAATACAAGAACTCTCGGCAAAAGTCGAAGATTTAGAAAACAACAACAAGGAGTAAAAAATGGCAGTAACGAAAACCCTAACCACAGCCATACCCTACAATTTAAACAGTAAGGTACAACAGTGGGATTTAGGCATGACGTACAATCAAGGCAGTAAAAGTGCAAGTCCCCCGACTTACTACGAGTCTAACTTTAATATAGTGGTCCCTGCGAGTGAAACGGATGCAGACGGCAACGTCACTACCAACTTCACGCCCAAAGCGGAAGGCAGTTGGACTTTAGCTGAATTGACGGCTTTATGCCCTGTGTCACATTGGGACACGATATTTGCGAGTCAGTACGACAGCGTAATTACTAATCCCCCTGACGATCCAGTCCCAGACCCAGATTACGTTATCCCTAGTTAAGCATGGCTTACGCAAGGGCAGAAGGTCAAGGCGAGGTTGACATCTATACGATGCCAGCCGTTTTTATGTTAAAGGCAGAAATACCTGAAAAACTGGTAGACGGCTTAAACGATTATCTCGATGAATTACGAGAAGATGAGGACAGGGAATCCCTAGCTAAAACTTTGGTAGGACAAATCCATCAGGGCGAACAGCTAAACATTCCTCCGACTGATGATGAGCGTATTCAGCCGTATGTAGCGTATTTGTGCGATTTAGGAGCAACCTATATCAATCATTTTAGCCAGTCTACAGGGATTATGTTCAAGACTAATAAGCAGATAGCTTTAGACGAACTCTGGTCGGTGCATAGTTTTGAGGGAGACTATAATCCTATACACGATCACGGCACTAAGACTCTTATGGGTATTTCGACAACCACTTGGACTAAAGTACCGCAACAGATTTTAGACCAGCCGACATCGGGTACACCTGAATACAGTTTATACAACGATTCAGGACACAGTGACGGCTGTTTAGCCTTTAGCTACGGAAAAAATAGTCTAACAGATACGGATAGATTATTTCCCCCACAAAGTTGCGTGATCAAACCAGAGATAGGGGTACAGTATCTATTTCCTTCAGGCTTACAGCACATGGTATATCCTTTCTTCGGAGAGGGTGAGAGAAGAACAGTCGCAGCGAATTTGAATTGCTGGGACGTACAGGAAAAACAATGAAAGAAGAAATAACAGTAGAAACTACGGAAGTAGATGTAGACCCTTTAATAACCACTAAATTAGCTTATGTAGAAAACCTACAAAACGAAATACAAGGACTTCAAGAACAGATGGCTTCCTTGCAATATCAAATGGATATTAGAGTAACGGCTTTGACTTTGTACCAGAGTTCATTGGAAGTTAAAGAAGAAGAACCCAAAGAAAATGGTAAGGATTTAACAAAATAGAGAGGTAAAACTATGTTAATAACAATAGGATTAATAATAAGTGCAATCGTGTTTATTGCGTCAGCAATCGCAGCAATTACACCTACGCCAAAAGATGATAAATGGATAGGAAAACTATACAAGATCATTGATGTTTGTGCTTTAAATATTGGTAAAGCCAAAGATAAATCGAAAAAGAAATAAATGGCAACTGCCAAAGAAGCATTTATAAAAGTAGAGTCACATGAGAAAGAATGTGCTATTCGCTACGAGCATATAGAAAAAAGACTAGAAGAAGGTTCGGAAAAGTTTAAACGCTTAGAACTTATTCTTTGGGGACTGTATGGATTAATTGCTGCTTCTTTGGGGATAGATAAATTACTTTAAAACAATGCCATTACAAAAGTTTATTTTTCGACCTGGAATAGATCGTGAAGGAACGGATTACTCTAACGAAGGTGGTTGGTTTGACGCGAATCTAGTACGTTTCCGTAAAAACTTACCCGAAAAAATTGGGGGTTGGGCTAAAAACACGCTTAATACTTTTCAATCTACGGGACGAGCGTTACACGCTTGGGTGGATTTAAGTTTAACCAAATTTTTAGGTTTAGGCACGACCTGGAAATATTACATTCAACAAGGGGATGTTTTTAATGACATTACTCCAATTCGAGCTACGACTTCCGCAGGGGATGTTACTTTTGCCAAAGTTGCTAATGGGGATGCTACTATTACCGTAACTGATACGGCTCATGGAGCAGTGGAAAATGATTTTGTAACCTTTAGCGGTGCTGCTAGTTTAGGTGGTAATATCACTGCTGCCGTATTAAACCAGGAATACCAAATAGCTACTATAACCAGTGCCAATGTTTACACCATTGAGGCTAAAGACACTGATGGCGATGAAGTTACTGCTGCTGCTGGGGATTCTGGTAATGGAGGTAGTTCTGTTGTAGGTGCGTACCAGATCAATGTCGGATTAGACGTTTATGTAGAATCTAGTGGTTGGGGAGCAGGTACGTGGGGAGCAAGCACTTTTGGTAGTGTGAGTGCTTTAAGTGATACTAATAACTTACGTCTGTGGTCGCACGATAATTTTGGTGAAGACTTAATAATGAACGTAAGAGCAGGTGGTATTTATTATTGGGACACCAGTGCGGATTCATTAGGCACGGATAGGGCAGTAGCTTTAAGTGCTTTATCTGGAGCTAATTTAGCCCCCACTAAAGCCTTAGTTACTTTAGTTAGTGATATTGATAGGCACGTCGTTTGTTTTGGGGCGGATCCCATTTCAGGGAGTTCACGAACTGGTTCTTTAGACCCCATGTTTATTGCGTGGAGTGACCAGGAAAATGCAGCGGAGTGGGAACCTAAATCTACTAATACTGCAGGTTCTTTTAGGCTTTCCGCAGGTTCTTCTATTATAGGAGCGATACGAGCAAGACAGGAAACTCTAGTATGGACGGATACTTCCATGTATTCTATGACATTTGTAGGGCAGCCCTTTACTTTTGCGACTAATTTAGTCAATGAAGGAGTGGGTCTAATTGGTCCAAATGCTGCTATTAATACACCCAAAGGGGTGTTTTGGATGGACAAAAAAGGGTTTTATAACTACACGGGACAAATTAATGACGTTCCCTGTAGTGTACAGAATTATGTGTTTAGCGACTTAGCCGAAGGACAAGCGTTTCAAATCTTTGGGTTTTTAAATAAAGAGTTTGATGAAGTAGGTTGGTTTTATTGTTCCGAGGGAGAAACGGTAATTGATCGCTATGTGGTTTTTAACTACGACGAACAAGTTTGGAGTATTGGGCAATTAACTCGTACCGCCTGGATAGATGAGGGAATTTTTAATAACCCTATGGGAACGTACACCACGGCTGAAGTAGGGTATTTATATAACCATGAAACGGGTAATGATGATGACGGTTCGCCTATGGACAACGTATATATTCAATCCAGTGATTTTGATATAGATCCTGCGGGGGAAGACTTTCAACAAATACGACGTATTATTCCCGATATTAAATTTACAGGGAATGGAGGTTCGGATCAAACGATTAATATTGTTTTAAAAAAGAGAAATTTTCCAGGGGAAAGTCTTTCCACGTCTTCTACCAATACCTGTACGGCTACTACCACCCAAATTAACACACGGTTACGCGCACGGCAAGCGGCATTGCGCATAGAATCTGACGATGACGGTTCCTCAGGAACTAGACTAGGAGTGGGGTTTAGGGTAGGAGCCATGCGAATGGATTTACGTCCCACTGGCAGACGCTAATGGCTAAATTATTAGAAACTAAACTTCCTGTTGCGATAGGGGAACTTTCGCCTGAGACCTTTAACCGTTTGGTCAGAGTATTAGAGCTGAGTTTAAA